GATTTGCCTAATCCCATATCCAGAAACAAAGCGCACTTACGATTGTCTTTAATGAACGCAAGTGCTTTGTTTTGGTAATCGTGAAGATTAGCCCTGGTCAGCATATCTTAAAACTTCTTGGTATTCCCCTTCATTGTCTTGGCGAATACTAACGCGGATGTTTCCTTGCTTGATGTATTTCTTAGCGATGACTTTCGCTTCTTTTAAAGTCTCTGCTGGTTCAGTCCAGCAAATGTGACCTAAGATGCCTGTTGGCTTTTTGTCGTAACTTACTATTTGATATTTTTTCATCATTTTATCCTTTTATTAACATCTTCAAAATTGTTGATGTTGAGCACATTATACCGTACTCTTGACTATTTGTAAATCTTATTTGACAAATATATTCTTACCTTTTTCAATATCATCAATAATATACACCTCAAGATCCTGCTCTCGGATGCGGCTAATGATTTTCTCTTGTAACTTCGTAGGCTTCTTTTTAGGAGCTTTAAATTCTATGAATATGCATTTACCTGCCTTGAGGTATATTCGATCAGGTACGCCGCGATTTGACGGTGAGACAAACTTATAACTTAGCCATCCTTGAGTCTTTGCGTAGTCACTTACTTTCTTCTCGATTGTTGATTCCCTCATACTTTATTTGTATCCCCAATTTTGTTAACATATCTATGCCTGACTGATCAGCATAGCCTTCCGAATATATTACCGTCTTGCAACTGGTGTTTGCAATTAATTTTGCACAGGTAATACAAGGTGCTGTAGTTAAATAAATTGTATCAATCTCCATTGTATTATCACATTGCAATAATGCATTTTGTTCCGCATGTGTTGCCATACAAAAATTTAGATTCATTCCTGACTCTTCGTCCTGTCCGCCGCAAGGTGTATGAATACAGTGAGGAAAGCCTTTCGGTACGCCATTGTAGCCGGTGCCCTTTATGTGGCCATAACGGTTTATGATGACACAACCGACCGATCGGCGGGGGCAAGTTGATCTTGTAGCTACCAATTGAGCTATCTTTAAAAAGTATTGATTTCTAGTTTCTCTCATCGGTTCTCCTGTGGCAGAATGAACTGAGCCATGCAAAACCTACCTAACTGTTTGCCCTCGTCAATAGAATCCATTACCGTAATAGTAGCTGCATGTTTAATGCCGGAAGGGAACATAATGATTGTTTCGTTATCAACTTTATGTGTTATATCATAATCAGTAAATTCAAAATCTCCACCTTTAAATTTTTTCGGTGTCTTATAAAACCATGAAAGCACCGTGAATTGAGTAGAGTCATGGTGCGGTTTATAATAATCGCTGTTTTCATAGTAAGAAATTAGCGTCGTATATGACATCATGTCCGGTGGGTCTTTAAACAGCCATGATTTCTTTACTTCTTCTGTTTTAAATACATCAAATAATCTACCATTATTTTTAAGAATATGCGAGCAAGACCTATTGGAATAAACCTCGTCTAGGAAAAGACCTGAATTTTTCTTCATATTTTCCTTAGTCTGCCCTGTATCTTTTGGCTGTAGAAAACAATTCGCCCTCTCAAGCAATACCATCTCATCCAACATATCTTTCCTCTCCGATTTAGAATAAAGACCTTCAATCTTTACATAATGGAAAGGCTCTGTTATAACTGTTATTTTCATTATTTGAATCCTTTATTAAAAATTTTAATATTTTCTAAAGTGTTATCTCTAACGCTTTTACTTCTAACCTCTTCTGACTTTAAAGCTAATTTGTCTCTATTGATAATCTCATCCGGTAAGACGTCCTTAAACAGCTCTTTTAGCACCTTTTTTCCTTTCCTAAGTTTAAAGCTTAGACCCAATGCATGCTTAACGATATAGGAAGCCATGAAAGGTGCTCGTAGTTCTACGACTGAGCCCATCATGATGCGGTCTAATCTTGGATTGTGATAATAAGGTAATTCCTGAAACACATCTGAGTGTTGACTATCGTAGTGATTGTTTCGTTTATAGCCAGAGAATAGCTCATCTGCGCCATCCCCAGAGAGTACTACGTGAATTCCTTTATCTTTCAATGCGTTAGCTAATTGCGCCTGGGGTATAACACTGCCTAAATCTACAGGCGTTTGATTGCGGCGGATAGCTTCTTCTTTGGTAACGGAATAATCTTTAAGATCAATCTTTTCATAATCATCTGTTAAAAGCTTAACGTATTCCTCTTCACCGTTTTCAACATGAAAAGCTTTAATGTCTGGATCATGTCGAGTAGCAATTTCATAGATGATAGAACTATCCAATCCACCTGACAGTAGTATCGCTGGCTTTCTCTTACCGCCCATTCTTAACTTTACTGAACGGAATAGACCTTCTTCAAGACCTACGTCTTCAACTTCTTCCCAATTCCAATAAGGCTTGATCTTTCCATCAACATAATAAGATCCAATTGGCATTTGTTTAATCTCTCGCCAAGGCGTCATACCAGCAATGTCATAACCAAACTTAGGTATAGAAGAAAAGAAAAGTTCATCCTTATTTGTTTTCCCTAATAAGCTTAAAGGGTAAGGTTCAGAACAAAGAGCCTGCATATCTGTACGATAATACAAAGGCTTTTGAGATAAGTAATCAACGACACCGATTAAACGACCATTGTCAATTGCTGCAAAGTTCCAGAAGCCATCAATCTCATGCAAACGTGATGTGGTTTGTTGTCCCATGATAAAGTCTGTAAATAGTTGGGAATCATTTTCAGATTCTAAATTGTATTTTTCCTTCAATTCTTTCCAATTAAATATCTCCCCAGAGAAAGCACCAGTAAAGCTTTCGCCCCATCGCTTATTTCTTAAAGGTTGTTCGTACTTGGACTTTTCTAATGAAGTCATAGGTAAAATGTTATGGAGAACAAAAGCTCCATTCTCATTGTATACTGACGTCTCAAGACCACGATGAGACAAAGACTCTGTTAATTGTCTCACTTGATCCTCCCATAAAGGTTTTTCTGTTTTATAAACTAAAAATCCGCACATCTTACTCTCCTATAAGTTTAGCTAATGCATATTTGTCATTTTGAAAACAATGAAAAGAAGTAGAGGTAAACATGATTGCTCCTGGCTCTAAGTCTTCATTGATCTGTTCTATCATCCACATAACCAATCGATTGGCGAAGTAAATATCATTGTGGAAATGTCTAACTGCATCGCAAGATCTCATTGGATAGTGGCAATGCATTTTGTTACCTCTTATAATTAAATGCCATCCTAAAGTACAAGGTATTCTGTGGTTGTCTTTTGCTGCACCCAGATCTTCTGGGAAAAAGATAGGTATATAACATTGACGTGTATATTTATCTTTCTTTAATAACTCTACAGCGTCACTTAGATCTCCTACCTCGAATCTGATACCCTTATGTAAACCTTTAGACCACATCCTTTCTGGATAAGAATGACTAAATTTTTCTTCCTCCATGTATTCCTCTGACTTAGTTAGCCAATTGGCATGACTTGGTGGTGGGTTTAAAGGTTCTCCTCCTACTCTTTCTAAGAAGTGTTCTTCTCCCCAGGGCAAGAAAGGTTGGCTTTGTTTTGTTAATTCTTCTAAGTTATTGCACATTGGCATTTCAAGATTCATATTTAAAACTTCTAGAAACTCAAAGGGTGAAGTGTCTCCCTGCCAATTCTCAGTTGCAACGTTCTCACCATAGTGATATAACGTCTCTCTGGCTCGGAGTATACCATGCTCAATATTTCTACCTCTTATCTGCATTGTGCTTTTTAATGTAATCTTCTAATAGTTTAGCATAACCAATAACATCATGCATATTGTCATCGTACCAAGGATCCCCATTTACTGATCGACCGATCTTATGTAAGATCATATGGTATGCTTCTTTGTGTATGTCTGATAATAAATGGAAGTTAGTTCCTTGCGATATAACCCTCAGAAGCTCTTGAGTTATATATGCATTGGCTTCAAAAGTTCCATACCTGCCACCTCTTTGTTCTAACGTTTCTTCAACATCCATTTTGTAAGTCCTCGTGTTTATAATCCCACATTTCTATTTGTCTATTATCGATATTAACCAGATCAGTTAATATCGGTGCCTTCCAAGACTCTGGTTTGATTAGGTCAATGCCAAAATTACCTCTTTTAGCATTTGTACCTACCTCTTTGTTGCAATTAGCTCTCATAACTCTCATGAAAGCTTCTTCAAATACTTCGAGAAAGCCTTGTCGTTCTGCAGTACCCATTGCAAAGACGATCAGATCTATTAAGGCATCTAATTCTTCCTCTTTGGTTACTGCATTCATGTATTCGTCTAATTCTTCTTGCATTGCTAAAAGTCTAAAGTCTTTTTCATCCTCTGACCATTTGAGATGTCTTGATGTAATACCGAATTTCAGATGCATTTTTGCAATAGCTCTAATCATCGAGTTTTCTGATTGTTCCATGTTATTCTCCTGTAGTTAAAAACAATTAATTATATCTACATTTTACAAAGAGTAAAATATATTTTACAAATAACCTATATCTTCTAAGATACCTTCTGCTTCTGTGCAGTACCTATCATAATCGAGGTCATCAACCATACCGTCCAACTCCATAACAGGTCTAGACCCATCTGACTTAGGTACTTTGTTACCATTTTTCTTATAAGTTATCTTCTCACCGTCTGTTGAATAAATCCAACGAACAACTCTTCCTAAATATTGTCCTTTCCAGACTGCACCACCGGTAACTGATCTAACAGTTAGGAATTGATTGATGTCTGTGCATTCATAGATCGTATCTTCTATAGACTTATTGTTAATAAGTTTCTCTGTTGCAGCGATAACACAAATTGCTGCCGCAGGATTTTTAGTAATCTGGTGGATGTTAAAAATGCCTTTACCTTTATGACCATAGTCAGTGATAGCAACATAATTATTAACATCCCTTGAATAAAGTGCTTTGTATTTTGTCTCTTCTAATTCAAATGCAGTATCTAATTCCCATTGAAAACAAATGTCATCATAGATTTCGTATAGTTTTTTATCTAAGATAGAGACAAAACCATCGGTATTTGCAGAGATAACCTTAATTCCTGCTATCTCTAGTCTTTCGATCAACATAAGTAAAGCTAATTGACCGGTCATTGTTACGGTCATCATTAGATCAGGTGCATACATGATGGACCATTTACTACCTAATTTACCAAACGAACCGTTGATAACAATCTTGAGTGATTGGTTAACTAAAGTGTTGCCTGATTTCTTAGCTTCCAATCTTTCATCTACAATACTTTGATAAATAGATAGGAAAGAAGATCCCAGATGTCTGGGGTATAACCTTAAATTTAAAATAATCGCAGGATAATATGAAGCAACATCTCTATCACAAAGCATTTCGTTATCTTTTGGCACTATGGCTTGTCTTTTCTCAGTTGAGTGAATGCCACCAATACCCAATTGATATTTCGATTCACCTATTACAATTTTCATTGACTTTAATTCTTTAGGTAGTTTAATCGAACCTTTCTTATCTAATTCAAAACGATGCTTACGAATAACTTCTAAGGCTTCTCTTAGTTGTTCACCTTCAAACTTTATATAGTTAGGGATGTCGTATTTGAACGTAGTTGAACTTTTAATAGTTGGTCTTTTAATTCTCTTATTAGGGAATTTCTTAGCCAATTCGGACTTAATAACAACCTCTGCGATCTGTGCATCAGATTTAGATCTAAGGTCTTGACCATATTGTTCGGACATATCATAACGCAATTTGATCCGGTCCTCTACTTTACGATATAGATCAATAGTAGTATTTAGATCATTGATACAGTAGTCAAGAGTTTCGTCCATCTCTTGTTCGGTTAGCATTGTTCCTGGTTCAATAGGTAAGTCTTGTAAACGTTTAGAGTTTAATCTACCTCCATATAGCTTTAGACTAACCATTACACCTGGTGCAGGTTCGCATATATCGAAATGAGACATTGCTGAAGGTTGCATTAGATCAAACCTTTTCATAGTCATCCAACTAGGTGAATTCTCACCAATGATATAGTCTGAAAGCTGATGAATCTCTTTACACGTCTTACCTTTCAATGCAAAGAGAATGATAGGCATATCGTATTTGATAGAGTTAAAGCCAAATGTAATACGCTTATACATAATGGATCTAAGTTTCCGAATAGATTCCGGACTCAATGACTTGTTGGCACCTCTTGATTCAATAGTAATAATGTTTCCATTATCTATATTTTTAAAAGCGGCCAAAAAGTAATTGGGGTAGACTTCACAGTCTAAAACAACAAAGTTTTTCATAATTAGAAAGGGCGCCGAAACGCCCTAAAGGTTATAGGTCTTCTAAGTCGTCAAAGTCTTCTGAAACGTCAGTGGCACCTAAGCCGAACGTTTCACCGTCTTTAACAAATTGAACCCCATACAAGTTAGCATTAACTCGTTTGCCAAATTTGTTGTTTTGAATCCAAATATCTACGATTGCATTTACATAGCAACCAGGGTAGATAGTTTCATCTTCTTCAACGATTGGCGTTTTGTCTCTATCGATAACAGTTGGTCGTTTCGAACTTGCTGCCTTAAAAGAGAAGTGATCACTGTAACCATCGTAGTCTGAATCATCACCGTCTTTTAAGCAACGCTTATCAGATGGGACTTTTACTTTAGCTTCTGCTATTGCTGCTGCAATTGCTTCATCTAACATACTCTTGGTTTTGGTATCTGCTTTATCAACTAAGAAAGTTGCTTCGAATTTACCTTCGTTACCATCAAAGCTTGCTTTTTTGAAAACAGAAGGGAAAGATAGACGTACATTTTTTAACATCATTTTAGACATTGTATTACTCCTTTTATATTTATATTTTAATTGGCTAACTCATCAGACCCAAGTGGCCAAGCTTGGATTATAGGGATACAAGGACGGAACTACTAGTTATATATTAGTTCATGTCAAAGATAAAAGGTTACCAGGAAATCATCTTAGTTCAAACGAGCCTCGTACCCCTATTTCGTTTTAGTTTATTATATCATACTTTATACATTGTAATGTTTATTTTTCAATATTTTCAAATAGATCAGTATCAATAGCTTCACGTTTGTCAGACTCAGGTGCTAATGCTATTCTACCAGAAGGCTTAATCGTTAATTCCGAAACAGTGTCTTTGCCTAACCTTTTCTCTGCTTCACCTATACCTATTAGCTTCCTACTATATGCATCTGTGCCTAATCTTTGTATGAGTTTGGCTTCTGCTTTATCGTTCCATTTGCGGATTGATCTTCCTTCGACTAGTTTATAGCCTTCAAACTTTTCTCCGTGCTCTAATTGGCTGAATACAGACGCCTCTACACCCTTCAAGAACATTTCAATTAGCTTTTTGTTCTCTAAGATTATCCTTTTCTCCATAGAGGTTAGATCATCTGGATCTTTTAAGGTTTCTAGATTATCAAACTCCTTGGTTATAACCATCTCAGTCCATTCTGCTAATACTCCACAGTCGCCTTTAGCTCTACACCATTGACATTGTTTCTCTCCGGCATGTCTGTAGTTCGCATGTGATAAAGCAATCTTTGCTTGTCCCTTAGCATATTTAGCAAACTTATCTAATTCTTCTGAGGTTGTCATCCAATTAGAAAAGTTATAAATTCTTGGTTGAACGATATGAAGAACAAATGTATTGATCTCACCTAAGAAAGATAATTCGTTACCAATACCTAAAGCATATAGTTGTGCTTGGGTATTAAGATAAGCATCGACCTTAACACCTTTGCCATACTTTAGATCAAAGATGTGGCAGGTCTTATTATCATAGTCGATCACTGCAGAGTCTAAAGTACCGAAGCCTCCTGGTACTACATGGGAGAAATCAACTCTTTCCTCTGTACAAAGCTCAGTAGTACTTGTCTCGAAGCTTCTAACATAATCCAGATATTCTTGCACATATCCTGCCATGTCTTTCTCTACTCTTTTCTTGTAGACTGTTTGTCCAACATAAGATATTGCATCTTTGTCGTTCTTAAGACAAAGGTCAGCAAGTTCGTGTGCCATTGAACCTTCCATAGCAAACGGACTGGACTTACCTTGTGGGTAGTTTTCTTCTGCTTGAACTGAGCCAGGACAATTAAGCCATCGACTAGATCCTGATGCAGATAGTTTAGCATGTTGTGTCATTAGTGTATACTCTCCTCTGGTGGTAATTCTTCTAAAGTAAAATAACCTTCTTCTACATATCTATCTACAGAATCATTTACTTCTTCTATAGACGATGCGGTTAATTCAGCTAATATCTCGCATAAAGCAAGATATTTCGTTGGTAAGCTTAACAAATCTAAAGTGATCTGTTTTCGAATCTCATCACTCATCCCTGTCTTTATCAATAACCTTTCGACTGTATTCGATGTTATCTTCGATCATAAATAATAAAAAAGCAATAAACATAATACCGGCTCCTAGTAGTAAATCAAACCATTCCATTATACACCTCCTAACTTAGCAAGCTTAATGTATAACGAGTTCAGTCCGTCACCATCTAGATCTGCAATTGATTCTGCTTTAAGTTCTATTATAAGATCCTTGATTGTTGTACGTTTAACGCCTTCCGACATCTTCTTTTTGGCTAACTCTTTAACCGCCTTAGCATCAATCTTAGGTGTTGATGTTGTTACCGGTGTTGGTGTTGTATTTACTAAGCCGAGTTTCTTTTCTAATTTAAGAATGGCACTTGTTAGATCTTCTATTTGTTTTTCTATTGACATTTTATTTTCCTTTTATGATTTTAGTTGTTGTCGGAGATCATTATATCTAAATCCTTGAGCAATGTAAAGTATATTTGATAAATAATAAATAATATATTACAACCTGCATTGTTTAGATATAATAAGGATTTTAATCACCAATAGGAGAAAACTATGTTTGATATTCTGTCACAAGAGCAAATCGTCAGAGGTTTAAAAGACCGAAGATTGTATGCAGTAGCTGATGCTACTAATATATCTTACCCCACTTTGCAGATGTTAGCAAAGGGTCTAGATAAGAATTACACAATCCATACTTTGTATGCGGTTAGTGAATATATTAGAGACAATGCAATAGACAAGACTGATACTTTCAATTACGAATAACCGAGGAGAGAAATGATAAGCAATTCAACTATAAGGCAGTATCTGTCTGCAGGAAAAAGGTTGACCTTGTTATCTGGAAAAAGACCAATCGTTGAGAACTGGACTAAAAAAGCAGTAGATGAAGATCGCATTTTTAGTCACAGTGGAAATTTAGGATGGGTTATTGGCAACGGAGATCTAGTTATCGATGTTGATCCAAGAAACGGGGGAGATAAATCTTTTAATCAGTTAAAACAAGATTTAAAGTTAAATGGTGAACTAACACCTACAGTTTTTACACCTAGTGGAGGTTTTCATATATACCTTAACGTTGGTGAAAAAGATAAAGCATTTAAGAAAACAGTTAAGCAGTATCCAGGTATAGACTTTCTAACACAAGGATCACAATGTGTTATCGTTGGAAGTACAACAGAAGTCGGTAGTTACACCTGGTCTGAAGATTTGTTCGGTGAATTCTTACAATCTGAAGCACCTAAAGACTTAATCAATATCTTAGATAAAGGTAAGCAAAAAGAGTCAGCTACACATGAAGATCTGGGTGATTTTGAAGGCCTAATCGGTAATGAAGGAATGGAAGAGTATAAAGTCTTAGACATTCTTGATAAGTTAGATCCTTCAGTCTTAAATGATGAGTGGGTTAAGATAGGTATGGCTTTACATCATTGGCATCCAGCTAAAGGCTTAGACCTTTGGGAGAATTGGTCTAAAGGTGGTAACAATTACCAAGAAGGTGAAACGGTTAAGAGATGGGAATCATTTTCGAATACTGCAGGTGGTGTTACGCTTGGAACAGTTGTTCACATGGCAAAAGAGGTTGATTATGATACGGAGAGAACAGAAGTTGAGAGTGTTTTAGCTCAAATCAAAGTTGGTGATGAGAAGAATATCGAATTTGATCTGATTCCTGCTATTCGTAAAACAATCTTTAGTAGATTCAATAAAGAGAAATTGGTTAAAGCACTACAAAGTAGATTGAAAGAGCTTACAGGTGTTAGTATGCCAATTGGTAACATTAGAGGTTTGGTTGCTAAAGAAACCTGGGACGAAGATGGATCAGGTCAATTAGTAGATGAAACAGAAAAGCCTAAATGGTGTGAAGGTTGGATCTATGTCAACAGTCATACAGGTTACATGAATCTAAAGACTTGTGGCATACATAAGTCTGAGTCGTTTAATCTTGAGAATGGTAAGTTCGTTCCAGTCAGTGACTCAGGTACAAAACCAAGTGCAAGTAAGTATGTATCTGATCATGGTTTCGTCGATAAGGTTGATGCTATAGCATATCTACCAGGTGTTGATGATAGTATTGTTGAGTTAGAAGGACGTACGTTGTTTAACGTCTTTAATCCTAAGACATTACCTTTAGAAGCACCTGCATTCACTAAGGAAGGTAAAGAAGCAGTTGAAACGGTTAAGAAACATGTTAAGTTCATCTGTTCGAATGATGCTGATACAGATATATTCCTACAGTGGTTAGCATTTCAAGTACAGTATCCAGGAAAACGCATTCTCTGGTCTCCAGTTATTCAATCTATCCAAGGTGTAGGCAAATCGTTCTTTGGTGAGTTACTTAGAGCTTGCTTGGGTGATAGAAATGTTGGAACTGTTTCACCTACACAGGTTACATCAGATTTCAATGGTTGGGCAACTAACGTATGTGTTAATGTTTTGGAAGAGTTAAGAGTTAAAGGTCACAACAGATATGAAGCAACAAACGCACTCAAACCATTAATCACTGATCGCATGATACAGATCAATGAGAAAGGTGTTAAGCCTTACATGACTTACAACACCGCTAACTATATGTGTTTCACTAACTACAAAGATGCATTGCCTTTAGATATGGATGATCGCAGATGGTGGGTTATCTTTGCACCTATCCAATCACTTGATGAAATGAGCCAGTATGTTGGTATGTCAGCAGGTGAATATTTTAGTCGACTATTCAGAGCGATAGAAGATTACGGTTCTGAATTACGCAAATGGTTTCTAGAGTATCATATCAGTTCATCGTTCCGACGGATCAAGCAAGCACCAATGACTCATCATAAAGAGTTAATGATTGCAACAGAAGATGCAGGCATCGATGGATTGTTAGAGATTAAGGAACTTATCAAGGAAGGAGATTTAGGAAAACATAAGTTTGTTTGCTCATCGGTAATATCCCAAAGCGATTTAAATGATCTAATCTTGTTTGAACATCCAGAATTAGATCTCACAAAAGGTAACATTCGTACAATTATGAAGAAGCTAAATTATGACCTTAATCCAAAGTTGGTCAAGATTGAAGGAAGAAGTCTTCGAATTTGGATGAGGCATTCTATGTCTAATGATGATATTCGTGAAGCTTTTGCAACCTTAGAAGATTTGTAGCCTGTTTTGTTACCTGAAGAAATCTATATATACTATATGTTTATTCTTATTAGGTAACAAAGTAACAAGTAACAAATATAATAATAGATATAGAAATAAGAATAAAGAATATAGATATAAATAATATTCTTATATGTATAGACTAAGGTTGGAGAAATGTTACCTGGTTTTGTTACCTGAAGGTATTTACTTGGCAATGATAGCTAACGATGACACCTGGAGTGATGCCACCTTCAGCTAATAGTTCTAACATTCTTGCATAAGTTACGTTCTTGCAAGTAATCTTTTGGCTAATTGTAGTGATAGTGTAAGTGTTCTTCTTTGTGTAATCTTCTTGGTGATATGCTTCTCTCATTTTATTTCTCTCCGTAAGTTGTGAATCCATCTGATAACCAATAGGCAAATGCTATTGGTAATCCTATTGTTATTATTAGCATTAGGATTGTTATCATGTTAGTCTCTAGCAAAAGATTTAATTGATTCTAAAGTATCTCTAAGTGCTGAAACTTGATCCATTTTATGTGACCAGTTACAATCAATTTGGATTGTAATTTCTTTGGAATAAGAATCGAAGTGAACATCGTTTGACAATGACATTGTGTTGTATAGATCTACGATTCTATGTATTTGTCTTGTTTCTCTTTCTGAAAGTTCGATGTCATTGTAGTTATGTTCGATGATGAATGTGTTTTTAGTATTTGTAGTCATTTTATTTTCCTTTTATTTTTATTATTATTTGTTTAAGTTGTAAGCTAACTTAGCTATTACTTTGAAGTAGTCTAACCATTCTTGATCTGAAACAAGACTTTGACCTTTGGCGTCTAATGGATTTAAATATGTATAGTCTTGTGATATGACTTCGTCAAGGTAATTGTTATTATAGAAGTCATCAAAAGATTGATCTGATTCTAAGTAAGAGTTATACTTAATTAGTTGTTGTAAAGATATGTCTAATGTTTGTAACGTTTTATTAATTGTAATCATTTTATTTTCCTTTTATGTTTTTATTTGTATTATATTAAATAAGTTTTTTATTTAATATGTGAACATTATATCATAGATTTACTATATGTAAATCTTATTTGACAAATTAACACATTAGATCTGCAATAGACTTATCAGATGGTCCATCGTCCCATCCAAATTCTTTCAAAGCATTACCGATCTGATCCATTCTCAATTGTGCATCATTGAACATATAGATTAATGT